TATGCGTCCAAGCTGCACACCAAGATGGGACTGGTCTGCCTTCCTGTTGGCTTCAATAAATTTACGTGAATAGCCTCTGTTGTTCATAGTGTTAGGTGGGGGTACTCGCTGCATCTGCGCTCACACGACCGATAGACTCCACAGCATCCGCTTTCCCCCCGAAAGAGTTAGTCCAGCCAATCGTCCAAGACTTCAGCTACGTCCGTTGGGGTAGCTTTCTTAGCGCGTTTGGTGGGCTCCGCTACTTCCGGTGCTGCCTCTTCTTCGGGCTCAGCAGCGGCTTTGGCTTTGGCCTTGGGGGCAGGGGCTTCCTGAACAGGAGCGGGAGCGGGAGCAGCGATAGCGGCCTTTGGCTTAGCACCATCCATAGCAGAAGATGTTGAGGCAATCGCTATCTTCGCTTCAGGGGACTGACCCTTCTCTTGTGCGTTCTCCAGTTCTTCAGGCTCCAGCGGACGCACAGCCTTAAAGGTCAGCTTGGGTGTAGCACTGGCAGTATCAAACCGCATTTCGGTAACCACTGCGGTAATAGGAATACCATGACCGCCCAAGAATTTAGCGTATGCCTGTAGGGGCATCTTGCCATTTTCAGCGTTGCCAAAGATAGACTGTCCGGGCAGTTGCAGTTGATACACATCACCCTGCATATCGTTTTCCAGTGTCACAGCCAAGCGTTGACTGTAACGGCAAGCACGGCTTGTGCCCTGTCCTGAACCGGCGATGTTTTGCGGGCAGGAGGCGCACTTACTGGCTTGAGGCTCATCTGACTTTGCATCAGGGGCAATGCCATCGTTTGACCAGCATGTGGGGGCAATGTTCTTGCCTTCTTCATATGTGCCTTCATAGTAGGTACGTGATACGTTCTCGTTAGCCGCCACAATCACAATGTTCATGGAGCGGTCTTCGTTTTGGGCAATCTCTTTGCCATCGACAAGCATGCGGAACACGCCACCACGGATAGAGATACGCTTACTAGCGCCGCCGCTAGAGCCGCCCATCAGGGACTTGGTAGTCGCATCCAATTGCAGGTTGCGCAGGTGTGCGGGCAGTGTGTTGCCGCCCTTAGAAAACAATGTCAACTCACTCATTTGTTACTCCTTTGATAAACAGATACATGGCTTCGATAATCTCAAACAAGTCTTTATCGTGACTTGGAATCGTAGGGCTATTGAAATACGCTAATCCCAATTGAACGGCATGAATCCGTACTTGTTGGTCAGCGGTGAGGCTGTCACTCATTTAACTTCTCCTGTAGGTTGAGGTTGGGGGTTGGTGTTGGTGATTTTTTCAATGTCCACACGTTTGATGCGCACCTTATTGCCCACTTTGAAATGGGGAATCTTTCCTTCGCGTATCAACGTGTAGACCGTTTGCCGAGAGACCCGCAATAGCTTTGCGACTTCCTCTGCTGTGTATGCTTCAACTTGCATTCTTGCTTCTCCTTATGGTGACTGAGTACTTGCTATCAATGTTCATACCGCGAGGCATGAGGTCGGGGTTTTCCTCCAGTAGCTGCTTCATTCCGGTCTGACTAACCCGTTGCTCTAAGAGTTCGGGCATGTCGTGTTCCTTAATGAATTTGTACATGGATTGCCAATCACTCGTCCAGTAGCGGGCCTTAACCGAACGGTAGACCAAACCATGTTGAGTTTTCAGACTGTCGGTGTCGAGGGTCTTGCAGAGGTCAAGCAGCTTGGTCTCCACAAGTTCCATCTGTGCTTTGATAGCACCGTCTTGTTCTTCGTACTCGCGTAGTATTACGCTTCTCTTGTCGCGCATCTTGATGTAAGCGGCGACTAATCTATCAACTGAAATATCTTGAACCATTTGCACTCCTTAGAAAGAGGAACCGATATAGTAGCACTAAATTTAACAATGTCAAGACTAGTCGGATAAAATTTCTTTGTAGAGGTCGATTATTTTGTTATGAAAATCGACTTTGTTATGCAGCATGGAGTACATGTTGCGCTCTGCCCCGCTGCCCTGTAGATGCACCACGGTAGTCGGGTTCTTCTGCCCTGCCCTGTGGACACGGGCGTTGCACTGGAGGTAGGTCTCCACTGACATCACGGGGCTCCAGTACACGATAGTGTTCGCGGCATGTAGGGTCACGCCATGCGATGCGGCCTGTGGTTGGATGACCAGCACTTGCGGAGCGTCAGTCGTTTGGAACCGGTCAAAGATGTCTGTGCGTTTGCCCACGGGCACATCACCATGAATCACCGCTGTTGAGTATCCGTGCTTGCGTAGGTCTTCGGATACCAACTCAATGCCATGCCGATAGGGCACAAACACTAGCACCTTGTGGCTGGATTCCTCAATGACTTCCCGCAGGACTGCAAGCCTATTGCTGGCATCAAACTGCACGGTCTCACCCGAGTCGGAATAGACTGCCCCTGCGGACAACTGCAATAGCTTGTTCAGGCTGGCTGCGGCGTTGACTGTGGTTATCTCTTCGCCAGCAGCTTGCACGATTAACCGTCGGCGGAGCAACTGGTAGTACTTCTCTTGCTGTGCAGTAAGTGGTACGTTGCGCGTTACGTAGGTCATGTCTGGGAGGTCTAAACATTCCTCCTTCGTAAACCTAATAGCGGGTTGTAAGGCACGGTGAACAACGATTTGCGCTTCGGGTTTCGGAACCCATTTGAACTGCGTCACCTTGTTCATCACAGCATCTTTGAACGCCCCTGCGTTTCTTGGTACGCCATCAGGATTGACCAGCTTAGCGATGCCGTATGCGTCTGTGGGTGATTGGGATGCGGGTGTACCTGTGAGCATCCATAGCCATGTCTGTGGGGCCAGTATTTTGTGCAGCACCTTCCAGCGTTTTGTGGAGGGATTCTTGTATGCGTTGGCCTCGTCAATCACTATCAAGTCAAACCCACCCTTGCGGATAGCGTCTGCCACAATCTCCACACCATCATAGTTGATGGCAACGTACTCCGCGTCCCCGTTGATGATGTCTTCACGCTTTGATGCCTTACCGTATGCCACATCTACCCTGCGGTGCATAGCAAACTTGAACAAGTCATTGCGCCAAGCCGAGTCCATGATGGATAGGGGGCAGATGATGAGTACCCGCTTAATGAACCCAAGGGACATCAGGTAGTCAGATGCCCAAATCACACTGGCAGTTTTGCCTGTGCCTTGCTCGTTGAAACAGAACGCCCGCCGATGCAGGGTTAGGAACGACGATGTAATTTTTTGATGGTCGAACGGTTTGTACAGGCCGGGCCACTTGTACGTAGCGTTGATTGGTGATGGTACGTTAATGCGTAAGTTCTTCAGTACCGTTGCTTCTTCTAGTCCCCAATGCACCAGCACTTCTGAGAACCCGTCCCCTACGGTGATTACTTTGCTTTTGGGTATGACCGTTGTGATGCGGTCAGGGTTGCGCACCTTCAATAAGATGGCTCTGTTATCAATGATTTCCACATGGACTCCTATAGGTAAGCACTCCAAACATGGTGTTCGGAGGAAATTTGTCCTCGTCTTTCCGAGGTGTCCGTTAACTCGCGGTTGGAACCTTACCGTGTTAACTGATGCAGTTATCTCATGCAGGGGATAGCACCCCTCGTCTCACTCACACTTGCACCTAACTTCGTGAGACTGTCTACGAAACCGAAAACCAAATTACTTCATTGACTTGTCAGCATTCCTTGGGAATGACCGATTCTTTGATGCGGGCTCAAGCCTCACACCGTTCTTGTTTGAACCGCCTTTGGACAGGGCTTTGACATGGGCAACATCCTTACCCGTGCGGTCAACGCCTTTCTTGTCTAAGGCTCGTCTAGCACGTTGCCGCTCCATGCGGGCCTCGTGTGCGCCATCTCGTGTCTTCTCTAACTCGTACTCCCGCTTAACATTGCGGTCTTCCTTGTTCTTGTACGCCATCATCCACTCCTTCCATTATGGGGGCAAATCAACACAGGGCAATACGCCTTGCATGTAAAGTTCTTCTTCGGGTTAAATACTTCGCTCTCGTAAGCCGCATCCCGTTGTACCAATATCTTGTCCAGTTCTGTGAAGATGTGCATCCCAGTGGGAGCATCATATTCCGCTTTGACCAAATCCTCAGCCACCACGAACAGCAGGGCAGCTTTGACATGCACAACAGTCGGGAAATGCAGGAACACACACGCCGCCATCAATGCCAACTGCTTGGTGTCTGCATACCTACTGGACTTGCCCGTCTTGTAGTCAATGATACGCGCCATTTTCCCATCGGGGCTAATAATTACCAAATCGGCAATGCCCCTGTACCAAACATTGGGGTCGTTGAATGCGCAGGGGAGCAACCGCCCATCCACTCGTTGCAACCCCATCTCAAGTTCACAGTACTTTTGACCGGGGTACGTGTTCAGCTTATCCAGTAACGGGTTTAGGTATGAGTACTTCTCAGGGAGAGGAGTGCCATCCCGTATGTAGTGTTCAGCAGCGGCATGCACATCTGTGCCGTACATCATGGCGGTACTCGCGGGTTCTGAAATGTCCTTGGCTACCCGCATGTGGTAGTACTTCTTGGGACATTGGTCGAACAGCGTTATGCCCGAGTAACTCCATGATGATGATTTCATTTTGCTCGTACTCGCTTTGTTTTGTCTTTCTTCAGCGGGGCTGGGCAATGCGGGGGGACATACGCCACACACCACTTCGCGGTCACGTATTTACCTTCAATCCAACTCGCAATGTATGCATCAGGCATTTTGTTTAGCACCCTGTAAATATGGCGTTCATCCGTTTCCAAACGTATGCTTATGGTTTGCGCTGTCAAGCCTTCTATGTTTG